CTTTAGTGAAGTGGTCACACCAGAGGTTCCCTACTACTGGAACTACATTCAAAAACGCGGTGTACCAGAAGACTTTCCTATAATGACTTCTATTAAAAACGATGGCATTCACTGGACTAGACCGTTTGTGTTGGTTCCTTTTACACACAATAACAAGGTTATAGGCTGGTGTGCTAGATTCCTGGACGACAAACAGCCCAAGTACATCAATCACTCACAACCCGGCTATGTGTTTGGCACAGACTTGCAACATGATGATTGGCAACATGTGTTGGTGATGGAAGGTATCTTTGATGCATTAAGCATAGATGGACTTGCTGTGATGCACAACACCATCAGTGATAGCCAAGCAAGATTAATTCGCAGTCTTGGACGAGAAGTAACTGTGGTACCCGATCAAGATGTTGCAGGTGTAGAACTGATTGACCGTGCTGTGGAACTGGGCTGGGCAGTGAGCATACCTGAATGGCCGGCCGGTTGTAAAGATGTCAATGACGCTGTGATAAAACTAGGGCGACTGGGAGCCTTGCTAACTATTATGGCCTCAAGAGAAACTAACAAATACAAAATAGAAATAAGGAAAAAGCAACTTGTTAAAAGAATACGCAGTACCTAATGACATTTACACCTTTAGTGGAGACCCAATGGCAAGTTTTAAACAGGCACTAGATACGGCTAACAAAATTTTAAAAAATAATGCAGAAATTAAATTTGAAATCGATTATAATAATCAAACCAATAAAGTAACATTGGTATTTGATCGACCTAATAAGATTGAAGATTATGCTTTGTTATTTGGTCCTGGAACCATTCCTGGGTATCTAACGACTAAAGATATGTTAACTATCCAGGACTTGGCCAAAGAGTTACCGTCAGATGGTATATTTGTAGAAATTGGAAGTTTTCTTGGAAAAAGTACAGTAGAGTGGGCTAAAAGTTTAAAGGGTCTAAATAAAAATTATAAAATAATTGCAATTGATAGTTTTAACTCACACATTGATATTTTACGTAATCTATTAAAAAAGGCCGAGTTTGATATTCCTGAAAGCAACTCACATATAGAAATGTTTCGGTACTATACACAAGATTATTCGATTATCAAACCACTCGAAGCATTTTTTAATCAAGATTTTGTATTTGACCAAACAGTAGCAGGAGTATTTGAAGATAGTGAGCATTCACAAAGAGCATTGAGTTTTGCATTGCCCTATTGGTGGAAACGAATTGTTCCGGGCGGGATATTATCTGGACATGATTATACAATGAGAGATGTGCAAGTTAGTGTAGATTCTTTTGCATTATTGAACAATTTAACAGTTCACAAAGCAGGAGAAGGAAGTTCAATTTGGTGGATTAAAAAATAATATGTTAAAAGACTACGGACTTGATGTCCAAAAATTTTTCTTAGAAATGATGTTGGAAGACCCAACAAGTTATGTGCGTGTTCAAAACATCTATAACCCGCAGAACTTTGACAAGAGTTTGAGACCTGCGGCAGAGTTCATCAAAGAACACTCAGACAAACACAAGACCATGCCTGACCGCACACAGATCATGGTCACCACAGGTATTAAACTTGCACCAGCACCGGATTTAAACGACGGGCATTATGAGTGGCTCATGACTGAGTTTGAATCATTTACTAAAAAAGAAGAACTATCACGAGCCATTTTAAAATCTTATGACTTGCTGGAGAAAGGCGAATTTGAACCCGTTGAAAAACTCATCAAAGATGCAGTACAAATATCACTCACTAAAGACATGGGCACGGATTACTTTGCTGATCCTAAAGCTCGCATTGAGAAATACTTTAACTCGGGCGGGCAAGTAAGCACAGGGTGGCCACAACTGGATAGATTGTTGTATGGTGGATTCAGTCGTGGTGAACTAAACATTTTTGCCGGTGGATCAGGTTCAGGCAAGAGCTTGGTCATGATGAACATTGCCTTGAACTGGTTGCAACAAGGCCTGAGTGGGGTGTATATCACACTTGAACTTTCAGAAGAACTCACAAGTTTGCGAACAGATGCTATGTTGACTAACATGAGCACCAAAGACATTCGCAAAGATATTGATACAACTGAACTCAAGGTCAAGTTGGTGGCCAAAAAGTCGGGTAACTATCAAGTTAAAGGGTTACCGGCACAAAGCAACATCAATGACATTCGCGCTTATTTGAAAGAATATCAAATTCAAACAGGCAAGAAAGTTGATTTTGTGATGATTGACTACTTGGACTTGCTGATGCCTGTGAGTGCCAAGGTGTCGCCCAATGACTTGTTTGTGAAAGACAAGTATGTGAGTGAAGAACTACGTAACTTGGCCAAAGAGTTGGCGGTGCTAATGGTCACTGCATCGCAGTTGAATCGTAGTGCGGTAGAAGAAATTGAATTTGATCACTCGCATATTTCAGGTGGTATCTCTAAGATTAATACTGCTGACAACGTGTTTGGTATCTTTACGAGTCGTGCCATGAAAGAGCGTGGCAAGTATCAAATACAATGTATGAAGTCGCGCAGTTCAACAGGCGTGGGACAAAAGATTGATCTGGAATACAACATTGATACCATGCGTATTACAGACGAGGGCGGGGACGAAGGAACTGGATACAACAAGCCCCAAAGCAGTATCATGGACTCAATCAAGGCTCGGAGCCAAGTCAAGGCTGCCGATACCGGAGAGTCAAGTGACTCATCTCCACCATGGGAACGAGCCACAGGAACTCCTGCTTGGGAAAAACCACCACAAGAAACAGGCAAAGTGTCAGCAGATGTGCAAAGTGCAAAACTAAAACAACTACTGGGACAGATTAAATCTTCATGAAGTTAGTTTGTTTCCCGCATTACACTTGTGGCGGATTACTGTGCGATATTTTAAATGATACGTTTAGTGTCATAGGTGCCAATGGGGGTATAAACAGCATACACCACTCGTTGGGAAAAATTGGAGACGTTGATACTGTACAAACAAATTTTGATGCTGAAAAATTAATACAGGCCATATCTCTAAGATCGTCTGGTGATAATTCATGGGTAGGTACACATTGTTGGCCCGGTGCCTTGCCCGTGGATCGATTCGAACACATAATAGCAGTCACCACCAGCACTTGGAAAAGTCGATTATATCGATGGACAAGATCATACCATCATTATTTTGCTCCACAGTGGATACGCCTAAGCGGAATGACTCAAATTGATAAAACAAGAGAGACTGCAAAAAATTATCACATTGCGTTTGACCCTGTTATGGCCAACAATGTTGTTAATATAGAATTTGCAGACATTGTTGAGAACACACAAGAATTTAAACATATTGTAAAAGATTATTCAATTGAACGGCACATGGAGCGTTGGCAATCAATCAATAGTTTTTTGTACACTGATATCTGGAACGCCCCGTCAACTCATGCATTTTATCAAGCCGAAGTAGAAATCAATCTGCAAAAATATTATAGATATGAATAAAATTTTTACATTTGGGGATGGCTATGCTACCGGGCATATATGGCCTGAATGGCCGCAAATGCTACAAGCATTGTTGCCAGAATATCAAATAGTTAACACCGCAGGAATTGGCGCAGGTGCAGAATTTTTAGTATCTGGCATGATTGATCTGTTGCCAGACATGCACCACCAACAAGCAATTGTGCAATGGCCACAGGCCGATCGATTTGACAAGTTGTTGCAAGATCAGTCGTGGGATTCTACAATTTCAAATGACAGTGTTTATCACTTTAATAGAGTACACGATAGTCAAAAAAGAGAATGGTGGTTAAGTAGTGCCAGTGCCAATGACAACATAAAATTGTATCACGACCACTATGTACAAAGTTCGCAAGGCCATCGTCGCTTGGAAATCTTTAAGACTTTGGTAACACACACATTAAATCAAATTGACTGCGGCACTGTATACACCTCAACTCAAGATCAAGAATTTTACAGTAGACAAACAAGATTTATTACAACCAGACAGAGTCAAATACAGCCTAGTCCAGTAGTGCATTTTTATTGGATAGTTGAAAAGATTCTACCAAATTTATCAGTACAAGTTGATCAATTGAGACTTGAAATGTTAGAAGACTCAATAAACAAAACCAATTGGGTGCCTTATGATCCTAACAGGGAATCAATCTGGCAAGATATAGTTAGGAAATTGCACCCAAAGTCACAGCAGATGTGCAAAGTGCAAAACTAAAACAACTGCTGGGACAGATCAAATCAAATTAAGCCACAGTGGTAACTGCGGTCCAAGTTGTTGAACCATTTGTGTTCACATACATTCTGGTACTGGTTGAACTACCATCAGTTCTCAAATAGAGACTACCTTGTGCCGCACTCAGCGTAGGCACACCAGATCCAAAGAACACACCAAGGTTAGTAGTGCTTGACATCAAGTATCCGGCACCAGCTGTGCCTCCCACAGGAACTGCTGTACCGCTTAAAATTCTAGCATTACCAGCACTAGATATAACCGCACTAGAAATAATGTTGCCACCAGTGATGTTGCCAGTTACACTGACTGTAGCACCAGTGTGCGTGGTAGCATTGACGTTGGCACCACCCAAGATGTTACCGCCTGTGATGTTGCCGGTTGCAGATATTAATCCAGTTGTTAGATAGTTTGCCGCGGTGCTGTTACCAGTACTAGAAATTAACCCCCCGTTTAAAATATTACCACCAGTAATATTACCAGTAACTGATACTAACCCACCTGTGTTGACGTTGCCACTAGTGATATTGCCAGTGACTGATACTAGCCCTGAAGTTAAGATATTACCACCAGTAATGTTGGCTGATGAAGTTATGGTCGAAGTTGCCGATATCAAGCCACCAGTGAGTATGTTGCCACCAGTGACGTTGCCTGTAGCACTGGCAATGCCACCAGTTTTCAAATTGCCACCCTGGATATTGCCACCAGTGGTAGTGATGTTAGCGGTCATGTTGATGGTGCTGATTACATTGCCACTAAGACTCAATCCAGCGGCGTTTAGATTCCCACCAGTGATATTACCTGTGGCTGTTATTAGCCCGGAGGTATTTACATTACCACCAGTGACGTTGCCAGTTGCACTAACAAACCCTGAAGTCAACAAGTTTCCTACTGTGGTATTACCTGCAAATGTATTGCCTGTGGCCACTATACTGCCCACAATATTGCCACCCACATATAAATTACCTGATACACCTACGCCTCCTGCCACAATCAAGGCGCCTGTACCCGAACTAGTACTGTTGGTAGTACTGGCCACAGTTACAGGATTGGTAAAATAACTAAGAGGACGATTTAGATCATAGATTGTAACAGTAGCACCATAATCTACAGAGCTAAATGAGAACTGATATGTACCTGTTGCGGCAAATGTAATAACACCCCCAGAATATCCTTGGATACCTGTGGTACCTAGTGTTACTGCGGTCGGCAAGGTCAATGTGTGTGCAGTACTGGTGACATTTATAGCAATTTGTATGATACCTGCCGTGCCACTTACGGGCCAATTAGCAAAATTCAAGCTGACAGAACCTGTGGTTGAAATCAACTGGTACTGACCGGCGCTGTAATCAATTGTGATACTGCCGGCTGATGCTGTGTTTTGTACATAGGTATAACTGACGTCTTGTAATTTAACGGCGTATATTAAGTTATCCGCCATGTTGTTGTCTAGTGTGGTACCACTCAGGGCAGCTTTGAAAATACCATTGTTTTCCAAGTCTGTGATTTCGGTTTCAGCATAACTAAAATTGGTTTTGATATTGGTAAAGTTGTCTCGGAACCCCTGTGTGTTGTTGGGTTGTCCAGCCACCGGAAAGGTGCCGTCTACGTTGTTTGGGTTGATTTGACTTGTCATAGGTATTCCTGTATAG